GTGGGTACTCAGGTGCTAATGGCGGCCAAGGCAACATCGGTACAAGCGGATACAGCGGATATAGCGGTATTAGCGGATACAGCGGCATTAGTGGATTTTCAGGTACTAATGGCGGCCAAGGCAACATCGGTACAAGCGGATACAGCGGATATAGCGGTATTGGCATAAGTGGATATTCGGGTGCTACTGGAGCCGGTACAAGCGGATACAGCGGTATTAGCGGATACAGTGGTGCTAACGGTGCTAGCGCGTCTAGCGGATACAGCGGCATTAGCGGCTTTAGTGGGTATTCAGGCTTTAACGGAGCCAACGGCGGTGTTGGTGCAAGTGGTTATAGCGGATTCTCAGGCGCCACTGGCGCTGGCACAAGTGGTTATAGCGGATACAGTGGTGCTAACGGTGGCGGCGGCATAAGCGGCTTTAGTGGGTATTCAGGCTTTAACGGATCAAACGGCGGTGTTGGTGCAAGTGGTTATAGCGGATTCTCAGGTGCCACGGGTAACACAGGAAGCACAGGCACAAGCGGATTCAGCGGCTATTCAGGATTTAACGGATCAAACGGCGCAAGCGGATTCAGCGGCTATTCAGGATTTAACGGATCAAACGGCGCAAGTGGTTATAGCGGATTCTCAGGAGCTACTGGGGCAACAGGTTCAACTGGCCTGCCAGGTTCTACAGGTACAAGCGGTTTTAGCGGCTATAGTGGGTCGCCTGCAAGCAATGCAGGAACAATTACAGTAGCTAGCCAATCAGCCAATGCCAACTACTATCCAACATTTGTTGCAGGTACAGGCTCTGAAAGCATGTACATAAACTCGGGCATACTTTCTATAAATCCAAGCGACGGTTTCTTAACAATTACAGGAGCAAGCAATCCAAGCTATGCGTTGACATTAAATGCTGTAAACAACTCAAATACATATGCACCGGCGATTGCGCTGATCAATACCAGCTCAGGCGCAAGCAATCCAAACAAGTATATGCGTATTAATCCCACAGGTGCATTGGAATGGTTGAATAGCACAGCTTCGACTGTTATTATGTCAATATCAGATGCAGGTGCATTTGGTGCAGCTGGGGAAATCACTGCATACTATTCAGATGCACGTTTAAAAACCAATATACGTCCAATTGATTGTGCAGTAGATAAAGTAATGCAACTAAACGGTGTTTACTATACTGCTAACCGATTGGCCAACGAGTTAAACGGCGAAGATATGTCAATACAACGTGTTGGATTAATAGCACAAGAAGTAGACGCTGTGCTGCCAGAGGTTGTGCGTCCTGCACCGTTTGACGTTGGCGAGAATGGCTTAAGCAAAACTGGTGAAAACTACAAAACCTTGCAGTATGAACGTATTGTGCCACTGCTGGTAGAATCAATTAAAGAACTGAATAACAAGATTTCTCAACTACAAAGTGAAATTTTAAGACTCAAACGTTAACGGCAGAATACGCTGGGTAACAACTTGCTATTGTTACCCAGTATATTTTAAAATATGTAAACCTTTAAGTTACCAAGGCTTACATGAAATATACCATTATTATTCCAACCTACAATCACTGTGACGATCTTCTTAAACCTTGTGTTGAATCTATTTTCAAGTACACAGACATGCAAGATGTACAATTGATTATTTCGGCAAATGGTTGCACTGACAATACAAAATGGTACTTAGACAGTCTCAGGTATCAGTTTGACAGTTTAGGATTTGGTAAAAATCTTAAAATATTATGGAGTGATACTCCATTGGGATATGCAGGAGCAAACAATGTTGCTATTGAGCAAGCTGTTGCTGATAAAATTGTGCTGTTGAATAACGACGTCATATTACTCGATCAAGGTGTAAATCAATGGTTGGAAATGCTCAATGCTGAGTTTGACAACAACCCACAATGCGGTGTTTCGTGCTTGATAAAAAATTTCTCCCCAGAAGCAAATGCAGATTTTGCTATATTTTTCTGTGTAATGATATCGCGAGCCGCATTTGATGCAGTTGGACTGTTAAACACTATCTATGGCGCTGGGGCTGGCGAAGATGTGGAATTCTGTGTAGAAGCACAAAAACTTGGGTTTGATATTTGTCAAGTTGGCGAAAAAACAATCAGCTATGATTCATCTTTTTGGACAGGATCTGTACCAATCTATCACAAAGGTGAAGGAACATATCACGATACAAAACTATTTCCAGATTGGAATAACATTTTTTATAGAAACAGTCTTACATTAGCTAAAAAATACAATATTGAATATTATAAAAGAAGCCTTTGTAATAATTTTGAAAGAGCAATTTATCTCAAAGGCGACCCAGTTGATCCACGAGAAGTGTCGCGATACCAGTTGGCTGCACAACAAATTGTGGGTAATTCTGTGCTGGAAATCGGCTGTTCAACAGGTTTTGGGTTACAGTTTTTACCTGAACATATCTCGTATGTTGGGCTAGACTACGACAGAATTGTAATTGAATGTGCAACCGACCAAAACTGGCGTGAGGCTTCAGAATTTGTGCATGCAGACATTAACACATATGATCTAGGATATTACGATACAATTATTGCGTTTGAAGTTATAGAGCACTTAGACAACGGACTTGCAATAGTAGAGAAACTTAAAAATCATTGCCAACAGCTGATTATATCGGTGCCGTTTATGGAAACTCCGGGATTTTTTGGTATATATCACAAACTACACATGTTAAACGAGTCACATTTTCCCGGCTTCAATTTTTCTTATATAAATCAAGATGGAGTTGTGTTGTCAGAGCCAGGGCCTCAAGATGCATGGCACACAAACGGAGACTCTCGCTTCAATTTAATGGTGTGTCAATACAATGCAGGATAACATACTTTGTTCAATATCAACTAGAGGTCGATACTTTACTACATTACCATTGGCTATTTCAGCTGTAATCACACAGTCTAAGAAAATTAGTAGACTTGTAATTTTTGACGACAACGATGACCCACAAGACATGCGTAAGGAAAATGTATATAGTCATCTTTTTCAAATGATGGATATTAAAGGTATTGAATGGGAATGGCTATGGGCTGGAAAAAAAGGTCAGCATCACAACCACCAACTGGCCAATACTATGAATTTTCCTTGGGTTTGGCGTGTTGACGACGACACAATACCTGAGCCAACTACACTTGAAAACTTGTTTGCATATGCCAACGATGACGTAGGCGCTGTTGGCGGTGCTGTGTTAACCCCACCTCTACAGTTTGAAAATTCAAATCCTTCTGGATTGATAGAAAACATATACGACGAGCCAAACCCACAATGGCGTACAATCAATACTGTACAAGATGTGGATCATTTACACTGTACCTTTTTATATAGGGCAGGAGTACACGACTACAATACTGGACTCAGTAGAGTAGCACACCGCGAAGAAACATTGTTTACATATGGCCTAAAACAAAAGGGTTATAGAGTAATTGCCGTGCCCAACGCAGTAACTTGGCATCTTAAAAGTCCCAATGGCGGAATACGTACAGACGACCGTGAAGATCTCTTTAGACACGACGAAGATATATTTCGTAATACTGTCAATTTAAAAGACAAAACTGTTGTGGTTCTCAACAATGGAATGGGTGATCACATTGTGTTCAAACATGTGTTGCCCGAAGTTAAAAATCCTGTTGTGTTTTCGTGCTACCCAGAAATAGTCCCAGGTCGCAGCATACAAGAAGCCAAAGATATGTTTGGAGATATCGAACAATTTAATATCTATAGAAAAATGGACGAATGGCGCTGGACAGCCAGTCTCGAATCGGCATTTAGAAAGTTGTATATAAAATGATCATAATCAGTCCATATGCTAAAGAATTGCCAAAAGGTGGCAATAACCCAAAAAATTATCCATTTTGGCGACAGTTAATACCACTTATAAACGAACCTATTGTGCAGATTGGTGTTGCTAACGAAAAACAATTGGTTGCGGATTTTAGAACTGATCTCAGTTTGCAAGATCTAAGATTGTTAGTAAATCAATGCAGAACATGGATTTCTTGCGATAGTTTTTTCCAGCATTTTTGTTGGGATATTGGAAAACCAGGTGTAGTGATTTGGGGGCAATCAGACCCGTTGATATTTGGTCATCAAGAACATACAAATCTGTTAAAAGACCGTAAATATCTATTTCATAATCAATTTCTTGCATGGGATTTAATACCAATGAGATACGATTGTTTTGTAGAACCGCAAGAAGTTGCGCAAGCACTAGAAAAGTTCACGTAACCACTGGATAAATATAGCATGAATCTCAAACTGCTTGACATCCAATATCTTAGAGCTCAAAACACAACAACAGGACAAGTAGTTGTAACAGGGCCTACACAGTCCGTTGCAGCCGCCGACACATTAGTGGTTGTAAATGGCAACGTTGGTATAGGATCTAGCACTCCGTCATCGCCGCTTAGTGTTTCAGGAAATGTTGCAATTTTTGGTGGAAATAGCTCTATTATATTTCCAGACGGTAGTACGCAGTCTACCAGTGCAAACCATGTTGTGTTTCCAGGCGACATGCCAGGCGCTGTACAGTTCAACAAAAACGGAACGTTTGGTGGCAACGAGGCTAATTTATATTGGGATAATACAAATTTACGGTTTGGGGTGGGCACAAATACTCCAAAGTCAAGTTTTCAAATTATAGATGTTGGATATGAAAGTACCAACACGTCTACGTCGGGAATTACTCCTGTGGTATTAGATAGCTTTCCAGTGCCATACTATCGTAGTTGCCATTACATTGTACAGATAACAGACGAAAACAACAGTTGGTATCAAACCAGCCAGCTAATGTTGATACAAGACGGTTTAAATGCCTATCAAACAGAGTATAATATTGTTGTAACTCAAACTAGACTGGGCGATTTGACCTGCCAAGTTTCAGGGGGCAATGTACAATTGCTGTTTACAGCATTATACACCAGCGAGAAAAATATCAAGGTACTGCGCACCAGCATCGAACCTTAGCTGCAATGAAATTCTGGCAGCATAAATACCTGTAACATTATCTGCGGCCGCAAAGTCGTACAGTTACAGCAAAATAAAGGCAAGAAACGATGTCCATACCAATAGATTTCATTTTAAGACAGGGTTTACAAGTTGCCACAAACGTGGTGGTTGGAACATACGCTCTCAATGTTGCCAATCCGCCTACTAATGGCCTAATTGTAAGCGGCAATGTGGGTATTGGAACAGCATCGCCTGTACAACAACTGCAAGTTGTTGGAAACATTCAAATTACCAACGCTGCTGGCGCTCTCAGCGGCATTTACTTTGCCGACGGCACATACCAGGCTACCAGTTCTTCCAGTTACGCTACTCCTGCAGGTGGACCTGTAAACTCTGTACAGTACAATACCGGGTCGGGGTTTGGTGGCAGCAATAATTTTGTTTTTAATAGTAACGCAGTAGGTATAGGTACCAGCACTCCTGCACATATATTAGATGTGCAATCAAACACAAGTGTAGCCAGCTTTGCAACACGCAGTGGTACAGATTATCAGATTAACATAGGAAACAACACACCTAGTGGTAATGTTGCAGTACTGGGCTACAGCAACAGCAACTTGTATGCATACATAACAACCGGCCTTCAACCCGTTCCTACACTGGTTGTAACGCAAGGTAACCGAGTTGGTATTGCAACAACTGTGCCTGTAAACACACTAGATGTAAACGGCTCTGCTGCAATTGGCACATATGCCGGAGTTTCTCAGGCACCAACTAACGGTCTTGCTGTGAGTGGTAGTATTGGTGTCGGTGTTAACAGTACCAGTGCAAAAATTGGTATTTTAGCTGACACAAGCCAAACTGCCATTGCCATACAATCGTCAGCAACGGCTG